TGTTTGAGATGAAGAGAAAGAAGGAATTCCTTGACGAGTGCACTAAGTTCAGAAAAGGTGGATAAATAAAAGCAGCCAATGCTGTCTATAAATGCCGACTTTCCAGACATTCAAAGATTTGAGTGTTACATTCAAAAAACATCCTGTTACTGACGATCTAGTCTCAGTAAAGGATAAGTCTGCGATTGCACAGTCTATAACAAACTTATTAATGACTAAAAAGGGTGAAAGACCCTTTCAACCTAACTTAGGTTCTGGTTTACAGAATATGTTGTTTGAACCATTAGACTATGGTTCTGCTGCAATGATAAAACAAGAAATACAAAGTTGTATTAATAAGTATGAACCAAGAATAAGAGTACAAAGAATTTATTGTAACGTTGATTTTGATAATAATGGTTACAATGTTGAAATGCAGTACAAAATTGTAGGTAGAGACGACAGACCAGTGGCGGTAGACTTCTTTCTAGAGCGTACAAGATAATGCCATACACTCAGGTATCCAATTTAGATTTTGAACAAATAAAAGTTTCTCTCAAAGAGTATATGAGATCTCAGTCAGATTTTACTGACTATGATTTTGAGGGTAGTGCATTAGCAACTATATTAGACACACTCGCTTACAACACTTACTACACAGCGTTCAATACCAATATGGTAGTCAATGAAATGTTCATTGATTCAGCAACGTTGAGAGACAATGTAGTAGCGATAGCAAAGCAGTTGGGATATAGACCTAAGTCAGCAACATCACCTACAGCATATGTTTCTTTCAATATTAACTATACTAATGCAACAACTGACACTGAGTTAATATTACAGGCAGGAACTGGTTTTGTTTCTTCATATGATAATAACATCTATTCGTATATCACAACTAATGATGTTACAGGACAAGTTGCAAATAATGTTGCTACATTTACTGATGTTCCTATTAGAGAAGGTACACTTCTTACTAATACATTTACTGTTAACAGTGCTATTAAGAGTCAAAGATTTATTTTAGATAATCAAGATATTGATACTAATACAATTAGAGTACAGGTATATCCTGGCGGTGGTTCATTTAATGAAGAGTATAAAGTTGCTGATAACATTTTAGGTGTTGATGGTAACTCAAAAGTATTCTTTGTAGATGAGATTGAAGACCAAAGATATGAGATACTACTAGGAGATGGTGTATTAGGTAAGGAAGTTGAGAACAATTCACGTGTTGAAGTATCATATGTTACAACCTCAGGTGCTGAGAGTAATGGAGTTAAGACATTTGTCTTTACTGGTGTTGTACAAAATCCAAATGGTGTAAGTCCTAACGCTTTTACAACTACAATTACATCAAGCAGTGCTTCTTCGGGTGGTGAAGCAGTAGAAAGTACTTCTAAGATAAAATATACTGCTCCTAAGGCATATGGCACACAAGACCGTGCAGTAACTGCACAGGACTATGAAGCAATTGTAAGAAAAGTATATCCAGCAACAAGTGATATCATAATATTTGGTGGAGAGGATCAGGATCCTCCACAATATGGAAAAGTATTCATTGTATTGAAACCAAATGACGCAAGTTACCTTACATCATTAACTAAATCACAAATTATTTCTGATCTTAAGAAGTATGTTGTTGCATCTGTAGAACCAGAGATTATAGATCCATCTATTTTGTATGTTGAGATGACCAGTAAGATCTTCTACAACAGTGGTGTGACAGATCAGAGACCAGCACAAGTTAGAGATAAGGTAATTTCTAGTGTACAGTCTTACATTGATACAAGTGATACTGAGCAGTTTAATGGTAAGTTTAGGTATAGTAAGTTTGTAGGTGTAATAGATGATGCTGATGTTAGTATCAATTCTAATCTCACCAGTGTCATGATGAGAAAAGACTTTTATCCACAGTTAAATTCTACATTCTATTATGAGGTATGTTTCCAAAATGCCTTTGATGAAGATTGTGATGATCCAGTCTTGTCATCTACTGGTTTTAGAGTAACTGAATATCCTAATTTTGATGTTTATGTTGAAGATAGAGATAAGAAAATTGTCCTATATAGACTAGATACAGTAACTGGTGAAAAGGTTGTCCTTGACAGCGATATTGGCGACATAGATTATGTAAAAGGTGAATTAAAGATGTATGCCTTAACAATCATTAGAGGTAGTTTCTTTGACAATCGTATTTCATTAAGAGTAAAACCTCTATCAAACGATATAAAAGCAATGCGTGAAGTTTATCTTGACGTTGACGTTGCTAATTCATCCTTCACTGCATATAAAGAGTAAGTAAATGGTTGTTGCTAAGACAAAGCGAATCTCGACTCTAATTGAGACTCAACTTCCTGAGTTTATTAGTACAGAATATGATCTTTTTACTAAGTTCATAGAAAAGTATTACGAGCATCAGGAGGTACAGGGTGGTACATTAGATGTTATTAGCAATCTTCAAAAATACGCAGACATTGATTACTATGAACAAAACTTACTTAGACAGTTTGATACTTTGGATGTTGGTATCACTACTACTAGCGACACAATTGTATTACAAGATGCAACGAGTTTTCCAAAGGCAGAAGGATATATCAGAATAGATGATGAGATAATATTTTACGCAACTAGAACTAATACTACACTACAGGGTTGCACAAGAGGTGTTAGTGGTAACACAAAACTTGGTGATTTGTATCATGAGACTCAATTTGAGACTACAACTGCAGCTGCACATGTTGCTGGTCAAAAAGTTTACAATATCAGTAATCTTTTCTTATATGCATTTGTCAAGAATTTTGAGAAGCAGTATCTAGGTTCTTTTCCTGAGAAATATCTTAGAGAGAGTGTAGACAAAAGAACTTTAATAAAGAATATACAAAATTTCTACAAAGCGAAAGGAACTGATAGTTCTATTAAATTTATTTTTAATAGTCTTATTGATAAAGATTTTGATCCTCTTGATCGTACCAACTTAGCACAATTTGAATGGTTTATAAAATCTGAGTTTGATAATATCGCTATAGACGTTACAAGTCCAAATGGTCAATTCATAGTTGGTGATAGGATTAAAACAACTGGTGCTAGTGGTGAGATTGCAAAGGTTGTTAGAAATGATCAGAACGTAATAACAAGAGTATATCTAAGACAAGTATCAAATAGTTTTAGTCTTGGAGATAATGTTACAGGTGCTACAGGATCAACATTTACTGCTAGTACAGTATACACATTCCCCAATGGTATTTTCTATATTAACTTTGGTAAATTACCACAGTTATTTGGTAACTTTGAATATGGCAAATATTATTTTGCACCAGAAGGAATAAGGATCTTCCAAAACTGGCAAATTATATGGAATCAATCTGACCCTTCTAACTTGCCGATGCCTGTCCATCCAGATGGTCATCCTATGAAGTTTAGTACCACTAGAGAAGGTACATTACTTGGTGGTCAGTTATATTACAATAGCAAACCTGTTCTTGGAGTTAAGACAAACTACGATAATGAATTCCAACCAGAGTTCATGATGGATGTTGGTGAGTCTAATAAGATTTACTATTATTGTGCTTATCATCGCTACATGTCAGGTCTTGATGGTGATGAAGGTTACATGGAGTTGGTTGCTAATACAAGACCAAGAAAAATTGTAAAACCTGAGGTATATAAACCAAGAGATTTCACATACAAATCATCTAATGCAGATTGGATAAATGTATATGCACTTAAGTGTAAGGTTGTATCTGGTGATGTAAAAAGTTTAATAGGAAAGAAAATTGTTCAGTCTGATACAGAAGAATATGATTATGCAGACGCTATTGTAGATAACGTATATGCAGATGGAACTAGAGATGGTGAAGTAATCTATAACATAGTTTTAGCATCAGAAACAGTTAATGGTACATTTGGTGTCTCAACTAAGACTCAACTTGAGAAAGTATTAACAGGAACTGCAACAGCAGCAGGAGATAGAGTTGATGTATTTTCTACTATTGGTTGGGATGTTACAGGATCAGTATTGATAGGTAATGAGACAATTACATTTAGTGATAAAACTGTAAATCAATTTATTATAGACAATAGATCTGCACAGACTGCTGTACAACATGATGTTGGTACACCAGTATACAAACCAGTAACCATCAGTGGTTCTGGTGTCACATTGTTGACAATGGGTATTGTATATAATTTACAACCATCAGATTCACATCCATACTCTGCTGTAGGAGATAAAATACAAGTATCAAATCCTGGTTTTGAAACTTCTGATTCTAAAATTGTAAATGTAGGTACAAACCAGACTAGATGGATACTAGGAACTGGTGCTGCAGTTAATGTTCCCACGTTACCAGCAGTCTCTACATCATTAGATCAAGTATCAACAAACGTATCTGCTATACTTGCTGACGATCAGTATTATTATATTTCTAGTTCTAGTTTCCCATCACATAAAATTTTAGATGGTTCTGTTGTCAATCAAACAGTATTAGATCAGAAACTTCTTCGTATTATTAGAAAGCAAGCAACTAGAACTACAGAGACATATCCTACACCTAAGAGAGATATTGGTATTGGATTAAATGGTGTACCTTTCTATGGTTACAAAGATCCAGAAAGTATTAGATATGGTAAGTTAGAACAAATCAAGGTTGATCTTCGTGGAACTGGATATGTAAGACCACCTTTTGTATTGATTGATCAAGTACCTAATAAAGCAAGAGCAATATTAGCAGGACAGGTTGTAGAAAGTATAACTGTAGACACTGCTGATGTATTTCCTAGAACTCCAGATATAATAATTACATCTGGTAGAAATGCTGCTGTTCGTGCTGTGGTTACTGGTGGTAAGGTAACAAGTCTAATACTTGATAATGCTGGTGAGTTTTATTCTTCTCCTCCAAAAATTGAAATTAGAGATAATGCTGGTAGAGGTAGATTTGCTGAGTTTGAAGCAATAGTCAATACTGATGGACAGATTACTGGTTTCAATAAAATTGCAGAAGGTAATTTCTATAGTCAAGATACTGTAATAGTTGACATAGTTCCAGTGGGTAATGGAGCAACTGGTATACCTCTTCTTAAAGAATGGAATTTTAATAGATATAAAAAATTAGAGTCTAAACTAGATACGGAGAATGGTTATGTATTTGATAATTATAATAACGTACTAGAGTATGGTTATGGTTATGCTGCAAACCCGAAAGCACTTCGTGTTTCTCTCAGTGATAACATAAACAGTGCTGGAACTGAACCAGCATCTAAATCACACTCACCTATTATTGGTTTTGCTTATGACGGTAATCCAATCTATGGTGCTTTTGGTTATGAGAATCCTTTAGATTCTACGTCATCTATTATTAGAATGACATCTAGTTATTCTATTAATGGTAATCGTTCTGAAGGACCTGATTTGACAAGATATCCTATTGGAACTTTTGTCAATGATTATACCTATACCCACAAAAGTGGCACATTAGATGAAAACAATGGAAGATTTTGTATTACCCCAGACTTTCCGCAAGGAACTTATGCTTATTTCCTTACTATTGATAGCAATCAAGTACCGCAATATCCATACATTCTAGGAGAGAATTTTTACTCGTTACCTGTTGATAGTAATTACAATTCTAATATCAATCAAAACGATATTCCTAAAAAAGCAAGGCGTTTTTATCAAGCAGGAATGCCACGTAATGGAGATGGGTTTCTTGCACAAATAGAAGAAGTAAAACAAGGTAATGTGGAAAGTGTTAGAGTAGTAGATTCCTCTGCTAACTTTTCTATAAATTCACAAGTATATTTTGATAATACAGGAACACAGGGTTCAGAGGCAGAAGCAATAATCTCCTCTGTAAAAGGTAAAACTGTATCTTACTTACAGTCAAAAGAAGATAAGGTTGTTAAGTTAACAGTTATTCAAAATGCATATTTGTTTGCAGATGATACACTAACTCAACCTTCATCTGGTGCATTTGGTTCTATTGTTGGTACAGTTAAGAATGATAGTACAATTGTACTAAAAAATGTAAGTGGAACATTTGATGAAACTGGAACTTTTTCTGCTGCTATAAAAACATTTGATATTTTACTAGATCAAAGAAGTTCATACACTAAAGGTGCAATATTAAGTTTGACTGATGGTGTTAATACACCTATTGCAACTGCAGAAGTATTAGAAGGAACATCTGCTCAAAACGTAGTACAGATCAAGGTTCTCACGGGTACATGGATTGTAGATGATAATTACTTCTTACAGTCTAGTGATTTGTTTAATACTTCTGGAACTAGAATTGTAAAACTTACATCTCTTAGTGATGGATTAAATCCATTTGAAGTTAATCAAAGTGTTGCTTTGATAGAAACAACATCACCACATGGATTGGGAATTGGAGATGATGTAGATATAGAAATTAATCCTAATGATACTACTAAAACCAAAAATTACTATGTAAGAAAGAGGTTATATCAAGAAGCAATTTTATTACCTCCTAGTGCAAAAACAAACATTAATTTTACAGGAATAGGAAGATATGAAATCCTTAATGGTGGTGCTGACTATACAGCTGGTACTTACACTAGTGTTGCTCTTACTGGTGGATCGGGATCTGGAGCAACTGCTATCTTTACTGTTTCTGATGCAGGGGTAATTTCTGACATACAGATACAAGATGCTGGTGTTGGATATGCACAGGGTGATTATCTATCAGTTGCTGATGAAGATTTAGTAAGGTCTGGTGCATCAACATCAACAGCAAGATTGACTTTATATGTTGGTCATGTTGGTATTGCTGCTGGTACAACAAAAATTACTGTAGATAGTGCACAAGGATTTGCAGAAAATGATCTTATACAAATAGGTCAAGAAATTTTAAAAATTTCTGGTATTAATGCAAATGATATTTCTGTAATAAGAGGACAAGAGGGAACTACAGATGTAGATCATTTTGATGGACAAGAAGTATCTCTTTACAAAGCTCAATATAACTTCACAAACAATTATCAGATTTTTACTGGTTCATTATCAGGTTACATACAATCATATGATCCTGTAACACATAAGATAATCATTGTATATGATTATGCAACATTGAACACTAATGCAAATAAGGTTGTATTAAGTTCTAGTTTCTTTGATACAAGTTCACCACAAAGATTAGTTTCTGTTAGATCTGCTGAAGACGTAGTATACAAATTTGAATTCTCAGAAGATAATAGTACATTTGTACCTAACCCTAACATAGATCTACAAGAATTTTACAAGTATAAGTTTGATACGTCTCATTCTAGTCTCACTGGGACTTACTTTGATATTAGTCCAAGTAGAAACTACAATTTAATTACAGTAGAGAAATTAGAATCTACTGTATTGCCTGGCAACTCTGGTGCATTTACTGATGTTAAATTTGGATTTGGTTCTAGACTTGCTACTAATAACTACCAAACAAAAATTGGAACAGATTTTACAAACTTCTATTACTTTGATAATAAGAATATAGTAAATGCAGAAGGAGCATACTTTAAAATAGTAACTGATCCACTACAAGGAATTAAAAAAATCAATTATGTTACACCAAATCGTTTCGTTTATGATGTTATCAGCACTCCTCTTTGGGATGGTTCTGGATCCATTTCTTACACTACTACTGGTCAGTTCGCTATCGGTAAGATTGATAAGGTCAGCATCATAAATTTAGGACTCAATTATAAAAAAGTTCCAATTATTACTGGAATTGATCCTAATGAATCTTACAGAGCATCAGCAACTGTATCATTTGATACAGCATCTCAGACAATAACAGGAGTAGACATTACAAATGAAGGATCTAACTATGTAAATCCTAAAATTGTAGTTACTAAATCAGATGGTGCAGACGCAAAGTTTAAAGTTTTGGTTAGAGATGGAAAAGTTACATCTATCACTGTAGAAAAAACAGGTAAAGGATACACATACGCACCAGAAATTCTCATTGTAGAAGGTGATGTAGAAGCATATGCAGAAAGCACTACTATAGGTGTACCACAAAGTGTAAGGATAACATCTAATGGTGGAGCATTCCACTTAGATGAAACTGTATCATCTACATTTCGTTCTAATTATGTTCTTTCTCTTAAAGATTATAATGGTAATTTTAGATTAGGTGAGCAAGTAGTACAAAAAATTAATGGTGTAGAAGTATTCAGAGCGACAGTAGTAGAATGGAGATTTGGATCTAATTTACTTAAGGTAGCAAACTCTACTGGTATCATTCGTGAAAACATTTCTATAGAATCTGTATTGATGCCTGTATCAGGAATTGTTCAATCTGTTTTTGTAACTACATTTAATGAAGAGATTTCTAGTTTCTATGATAACTTAGGTTACTATCAATCAGACAAAGGAAAATTAGGTGTACAAAATCAAAAGATATTGGATAGTACATTCTATCAAGACTACTCTTATGTTATCAAGTCTGGAACATCTATTGAACAGTGGCGTGATTTAATTAAATCTACTACACACCCTGCTGGATTTAAACTATTTGGTCAAGTAGATCTTGAAGCAACTGCTAATTTAGAAACAACAGATCAAGGTTCTTTAGTTGAGTTACCTAAAAAACGTATCCCTGATTCATCACATTTTAGTGTTGTACAATTATGGGATCCTGATAAGAATAAGATTACAGTTGAAAATTCTAGAAGAACTGTTACACAGACTGTACAGAAAATAGAGAACCAAAGAATACGTAAAGGTTTTGGTACTGCTGCAACAAGTGACTTTAATTTTAATGAGGCAGAGATATTTGAATTTACACTTGATGCAGCATTTGATGGTTATTTTGATGATGATGGAAGATTACAAGGAACTACAACATTCACTACTAAGAAAGATGGTGTAGCATTTAATCTAGCAGACAATAAACAAAAAAATATGATTGTAACTCTTGATGGAGTTATACAAGAACCTGGCGTTGCATATAGTTTAAGTTCTGGAAGTATTGTATTTTCTCAACCACCTCTTACAGGTGTTACTTTCTATGGTAAAGTTTTTAAATTTAAAGAAGAACAATACAATACAAAATACTTCAAAAAAGTAAGAAATATATTCCAACGTGGTGGAACATGGATTGATGCTGCAAATCAAATAGAAAGAAATGTACAGTTTATTGTTAATGAGACTGTTGGATATGGTAAAGCAACACACCCATCATTAGATTGGGCAACAAAACAAGATGACTATGAAGCAAACATCAGAGCAATCTTAGATGCTTATCAACATGATATAAGATTTGGTGGTAATGTTAAAACTATTGATTATGCATCTATCTTTAGTTCTGGTAGTGCCTATCTTTACATCAGGAATTATAAAACAGAGTCTAATGACATATTTGAATACGCAACTAGGTTAGCAAAACTTGCAATTAGAAACTGGGACTTTGTTGATGTAAACATTGAATATGTTCAAGGTCAGAAAACAATGACTGTCAGTAGCACTAAGAATCTTGCTGTTGGTCTATTTGTAAGTTCTGGTAGATCATATCCAACAGGAACTAAGATTGTATCTATTGATAGTGAGACTCAAATAACACTA